CTATAGTAGTATATAATATATATATATATATATAATACTAATATACTACATACTATCCACAATTTAGTACGAAAGTACTACATGGCAACTCGACTAAGGGGGGTAGGGGGGTTGGTTTTATGTTGCAAGACACCGTAAAACTATCTCATAAAAATTATAGCATGGGGGTATCTTTTATTAAATTATTTAAAATGAAGGTTTCCCACCCACCCAACACCATCTTTTAAAACGATTTAAACAGGGGTAGAAGGCTTTTAAATGGGGTAGGGTATACATGGGTAGCCTAATGGGTGTTTAAGGGGCTTGTAGAGGCTTTAAACGAGTCGGGTAACATATTGTTACCGACAGCCTCTAACGCACCCATCTGAAAGGCACACATGAAAGTTACATTAACAACCCTTACAAGTCGATATGGTTCAATTGATGCTCTAAATGCCAACTTTGAAGTTTTGGCTGACGCAATTGAAAACACCTTGTCCCGCGATGGGACAGGCCCAAACGCGCTTGAGGCTAATGTTGATGCCAATAGCTATCGAATCATCAACCTACCTAGTCCTACAGCTAATAGCGATGCGGCGACAAAGGGCTATGTAGACACGGTTACACAGCTTCTCAATGGTTATGTAGATGAAATTACAACTGTTGCTCAAAACATTACGGATGTTGTTTTACTAGCAGACAATATGACTCTCATTAGCGGTTTAGCTGATGATTTTAATGATGTAGCAAATAATATTGACGAGGTTGTAGGTGTTGCTAACAACATTGGTAGTGTTGAACTTGTAGGTTTAGACCTTAATGGCAACTTCCAACAGGGTGTTGTGTACGACTTTGGAGCTATTACTGACCCTGCTGTGGGCGAGGCAGAAACAACCACCAGCTCCATTGTCATTGTAGCTAACAACATAGATGATGTTAACACGGTAGCTGACAACATTACTGGTTTAGGTTCTATTGTTGACAATTTAGCAGAGATTTTAGCGGCAGATGATGAAGCAGCTGCAGCGGCAGCAAGTGCTTTAGCAGCACAAACAGCTGAAACCAATGCGGAGACAGCACAGGGCTTAGCAGAAGCTGCACAGGTTGCAGCAGAGGCAGCACAGACAGCAGCTGAATTAGCTGAAGTTAACGCAGAAGCTGCAGAGACAAACGCAGAGACAGCTCAATCGGCAGCTGTTGTTGCACAACTTGCAGCGGAAGCTGCGCTAGCTGCTACATTGGCAGCTTATGACAATTTTGATGACCGCTATCTAGGGGCTAAGGCTAGCGACCCATCTACAGATAATGACGGAGATGCCCTTGAAGGGGGTGCTCTATACTTCCAGACTGGTTCTGGGATGAAGATTTGGACAGGAGCCACTTGGGAGTTTGCATATGTACCCGGAGCAACATATTTAGCTAAAGCAAACAACCTGTCCGACCTACTAAATGCTGCTACAGCACGTACCAACTTGGGATTAGGTGCATTGGCAGTGTTAGCAACGGTAGGAACAACACAAATTGATAACAACGCTGTAACGGTAGATAAGCTTGCAGCAACACTTGACTATGGGAGTATCGCATGAGTACAGCAGTACAGCTGCGTAGGGGCACAACTGCCGAACACGCTGCGTTTACGGGGGCAGTGGGAGAGGTTACGGTTGACACATCTAAAGACACGGTTGTTGTCCATGATGGAGCCTTGGCAGGTGGTCATCCTCTCTTAAAAGAAGCAGCAATTGACACTACAGTTGCAGCCATCACAAGCAACAGTGGTAGTTTAAAGCTACCTACAGGTACAGAGGCAGAACGAGATGGTTCTCCTGCAGCTGGCTATTTACGTTTCAACGAAGATGCTGGTGGCTTTGAGGGCTATGACGGTGCAGAGTGGGGAGCAGTGGGTGGTGGCAACAGTACAGACGCTGGCCTATGGCTCAACAAGATAACAATTTCAGAGAATCAAGAAGTTCCTACGGGATATAACGCAACATCAGCTGGCCCCATCACAATTGCAGATGGTGTAACAGTTACAGTGGCTTCTGGCTCAGTTTGGACGGTGGTTTAATATGACAATGACAATTAACGGTTCAGGAACCATCACTGGTTTATCCGCTGGTGGTTTGCCTGATGCAACTATTCAGCAAGCTGATTTGGCTACTGATGTGGCTGGTACTGGCCCTGCGTTTAGTGCAGTTTGGACTGGAGCCGCACAAAGCATATCGTCTTCTACTTTTGCAAAAGCGCAGGTGTCGTCAGAGCTTTTCGACACAAACAGTAACTATGACAATACAACGTATCGTTTTACACCGACAGTCGCTGGATACTACCAACTAAACGCAACAGTTGCTTTTAATTCATCTAGCGGCGGCGCAACACGAATAATTGCTTCTTTTTATAAGAACGGCTCCGAGTTTCTGCGTGGTAACTATATGCAGCCTTACAACAGTTCAAGTGGATGCGCTACGGTGTCTGGTCTTATCTATTTGAATGGTTCAACAGACTATGTTGAGCTTTACGGATACATGACTGCGACATCTCCACAAATTGGTGGTAACGCCAATGAGACATCGTTCAACGGCTTTTTGGCAAGGGCAGCATGATGACACTTTACGAAAAAATCAAAGCACTCTACCCTGAATTACAAGACGCAGACTTCATGGACACCATTCGCTTACAAAACGACAGCGATGGTCGTGGTGATTACATTGCCAAGTGGGAACATCCTACATTAACACAGCCAACAGAGGGACAGCTTAATGGCAACTAAACTATTAACACCTCTAGGTGGGGGTGTAACACTAGAAGCTGCTAACACAGCTACAGATAAGACTCTTACGCTTCCTGCTGACAATGGCACTGTTGTCTATGCTAATAGCTCAGGTAACGTAGGTATTGGTACGGCTTCTCCAAGTGGAAAACTTGATGTCGCAGGTAGTGTTGGTAACGTCCAAGTCACATCCGCAGGAAACCGCGTCACATACACAAGAAACGGTGCAAACTATATAGGCGCATCTGGTGCTTCTGCGTCAATGAACTATGTAGCTAACACCCATTCTTTTTACAACGGAGCAGAGTCTGTTGAAGCTGTTCGTATCGACTCCAGCGGCATCGTCACAGGCGCTGCTGGTAACTTGATGTTGGTGCGCGGCACTTCTGTTGCTTCTACGTCTGGAACTGCTATTGGGTTTACAGGAATTCCATCATGGGCAAAGCGCGTTACGCTAGTTTTACAGCGCGTCACAACATCTAGCACTGCTCAGTGGATTGTTCAGATTGGTAGCGGTTCATATGCAACAAGCGGGTACGAGAGCGCCTCGCAAACAACCTATTCAGGTTCTGGCGCAACCATTTCTCAGACAACTGGTATGGCCATTTTCCACAATGCTGCTGCAACGTATGTTTCAGGAACCATGACATTTACAAATATTAGCGGAAATATTTGGGTTCAAGACCACACAACTTCATATAGTGTTGCTGGCTCTAACCAAGGTGGCGGTTATATCAGTCTTGGTGGTGTGCTTGACCGTATTCAAATCACAACGGTTGGCGGCGCAAACACATTTACTGGCGGTTCAATTAACATTTTCTACGAGTAAAAATCATGCCAAAAAAAATTGAAGTAAATTTACAAACTGGTGAAGTTATCGAAATTGAGCTTGAAGGCGAAGAACTTGCAGCTTACGAGGCTGCTGTAGTTGCACAAGCAAATGAACCTGAAGTAATTCCAGAGCCAACATTGGCTGAACTGGTTGCACAATTACAAGCTGAAATTGCAGCCCTGAAAGGAGCATAATGTCAATTCAATATGGTGGTGATAAAATCACCTTTCAAGATGGCTCTACAGTAGCTAGTGGCTTTACAGGCTTCAAGAACCGCATTATCAATGGTGCGATGATGATTGACCAGCGTAATGCGGGGGCTAGTGTTACTCCTACAAACGGACAATACACAGTTGATCGTTGGGTAGCAGGTCTAACACAAGCAAGTAAATTTAGCGTACAGCAGTCATCAACAGCCGTAACAGGTTTTGTTAATTCAATGTTATGTACGTCTTTGTCTGCTTATTCTGTAGTGTCTGGAGATATTTTTGTAGTGGAGCAAAAAGTTGAAGGTAATAACGTAGCTGATTTGGCTTGGGGTACTTCAAACGCAGTATCTGTCACTTTGTCTTTCTGGGTGCGTTCAAGCCTTACAGGAACTTTTGGCGGAGCAGTTCGTAATTCAGATTTAAATCGCAGCTACCCTTTTACCTACACAATTAGTGCGGCAAACACTTGGGAGCAAAAAACTGTCACTATTGCTGGAGACACATCTGGTACTTGGTTAACAACAAACGGAACTGGATTACGTCTTGCATTTAACTTAGGTTCTGGCTCGACATACAGTGGGACTGCTGGTTCATGGGCCGCAGCTAATTATGCTTCTGCCACAGGCGCAACCAGTGTAGTAGGCACATCTGGAGCCACCTTTTACATCACAGGCGTTCAACTAGAAAAAGGCAGCACAGCCACATCGTTTGACTACCGCCCGTATGGTACTGAGTTGAGTTTGTGTCAGCGGTATTTTGCTAAATTTAACGATTCAGCCGATGGCTATGCTGTTCTAGCAAGTGGCTCTGTTCAAACTACAACTGTATTTTATAGCACCCTTTCAGGATTTAATTTTAGAGCTACACCAACTGCAACATACGCTAATTTACAAATAGCTTCTGCTGGAGCAGGAAAAACTATAAGCGCCATCGCGGTTGGTGGCGCAACAAACGGGACAATAGGTATTTCTGTTACATCTAGTTCAATGACTGCTGGTTATTCTGGAATGTTGCAACAAAGTAATTCTACTTCTGGTTACTTACAACTCTCTGCGGAGCTATAAATGTACAAGCTAATAAACAATTTTTTTAGCCAAGAGCCATACGCAGTTATTCGTTTAACTGATAGCGCTGGTATCCCCTTCGACCCTGCAAACACAGACTACCAAGCCTATTTGAAATGGCTGGAAGAAGGCAACACGCCTGAACCTGCTGAGGAAGAAGTCAATGAGTGAACATGCAGCTACAGAAACAGGAATAGCTCTGGCAACTAAAGCAGCACCTCCTGTAACAGTTAGTCTAGCAACTGTAGCTGGCTATCAAGTATCAGAGTTGGTCTTATGGGCTACTTTGATTTACACAACACTTCTAATTGGACATAAAATAGTTCAAATCTACAAGGATTTTAAGAAGGACGAATAATGCCGTTAGCCATTCTTGCTGCTGCTAATGCAGCTGTAAAAGCAATTCAGCAAGGATGTGACCTTTATAAAGAATATAAAGGAACAGTGTTAGAAGCAAAGAAAACGCTAGACACTGCTGTAGGTATTGCCAAGGAAGTTTCAGGGGCTTCTAATAGCCTCTGGAGCTTTTTAAAAGATAAACTCTTTGGAAGTGAGAAACCTCCTAATGTCATTCAAGCGCAGGTTGTACAGGAGAAAGCAGTTGTTAAGAAAGCTGCTCCTACACAAGACGAGTTGTCCATTACACTAGATATCATTGCTCAGCTAAAGATATTCTTTACATGTATGACTCAACTTAAACAAAAGCTTGCAGATGCAGAACTACATAGCTTAGATGCTAAGAGTGATGCAGAGCTTTTAAGTAGCAGTGTAGATATTGAATATGCCATGACTGAAGTTGCAAAGCTTCAAAAGCAAATTCGAGAAACAATGGTTTATCAAATTGGTGGTGACTTAGGCGACTTGTATACAAAGGTTGTAAAACGGGTAGGCATCATTCAGGAACAACAAGAAGCAGCTAGACTAGTTGCTCTTAGGAAACGTAAAGAAGAAAACAAACGTAGGGAACAACGAGCAGCAAAACGTCATAAACGTCTAGCTATAGCAGCAATCACAATACTTATAGTGGCGGAAACATGGGGACTAATGGCGGCGATAATGATAGCAAATACATAAGTTTTATGATATTGATGACCCTTTTATGGTTCATCGTTTTGCCATTAGAACTTCACCTATACATTAAAGTTAACAAAGCAGTAGCCATGTGCTACAAACAACAGGAGCAACAATGAAAGAACTAATTCAACAATGGATTAACCGTCCACCACTAACAGAACAAGAAATTGAAGTGAGAACATGGAGTTTCGTTGTTCGTTCAATTACCTGTATGGTTATGATTATCGCCTTTGGTGTGTTATGGCTAATTGGCTTTGAAGAGCAAACAGGCGACTTAGCTCCTATTGACGCTGTGTTCCTAGAGATTTTGAAAGCTATTGCGTTCATGGGTGTTGGTGCTATGGGTGCTATCTCTGGTCGTAAGGGTGGTGCTGCTCCGGTAGAGAAAAATGCTGAGTGAACTTCTTAAATCAGTAGCGCCAGCATTAGCCACAATAGTTGCTGGCCCTCTTGCTGGTAAGGCTGTGTCAGCTATGGCTGATAAGCTTGGGGTTGCAGACACTGTAGAGGCTGTTACAGCAGCTATTCAGGCTGACCCCAATGCAGCACAGAAGTTGGCTGAGATTGACCTAGAAAAGCTTAAACTTGAGAATGAAGAGCGAGATAGTGCCCGTAAAGCACACATGGCTATTGCAACAAGTGCTGAAGCACACATTCTAGAAAAGCTAACTATGCCAATTTTAGCTTTAGGTACGGTTGCACTAGCATTCATGCTTATTGGCTTTTTAATCTTCACTAACATCCCAGATAGTCAAGAGAACATCATTATTTTCGCATTAGGTTTTATTACTAGTGCAGCAACACAAGTGCTTAGTTTTTACTTTGGTAGTAGCCAAGGAAGTAAAGACAAGAGTGCTGAGATTAAAGGACTTAAAAAATGACACAACTATCAGCAAACTTTTCTTTAAAAGAATTTACTAAAAGCGATACAGCTATCCGTAAAGGTTTAGATAACACACCTACTCCTGAAGTTGTAGCCAACTTACAGAAGCTTGTAGACAATGTTGTACAGCCTGTACGTGAGCATTATGGTAAGTCTGTAACAGTTAATAGTGGCTATCGTGCTCCTGAAGTTAACGCTTCTGTAGGTGGTTCTAAGACTTCTGACCACTGTAAAGGCCAAGCAGCTGACATTGAGATTGCTGGTGTAGCTAACGGTGACTTGGCTCAATACATTATCGACAACTACAAGTTTACACAAGTTATCTTAGAATTTTACACTCAAGGTATTCCAGACTCAGGTTGGGTTCATGTGTCATACGATGAAAGCAACTTGAAATGTGAAGTGTTAACAGCTGTCAAACAAGACGGTAAAACTGTTTACTTGAAAGGCTTGCACAAATAATGCCACTCTCTAAAGGACGCTCACAAAAGTCAATTAGCAAAAACATTAAAACGTTAATGCACGAAGGTAAACCACAAAAACAAGCAATTGCTATTGCTATGTCTAAAGCAGGTAAAGAATTGCCTAAACGTGGTAGTCGTACAGCTAAGAACAAGGCTAAAAAATGAAACCAGTTGTTGTTGTGTGGGAAGATGCGTGTGATTTAGATAATACGCCTTGGAATGAGCATGATGACAACTTTATTTACGAACCTGTCTTGGTAGAACAAGTGGGCTATATTTTATACGATGGGACTGAAGGTATTGTGTTAACAAACGCATACTATGATGAAATCGTAGGTACACGTAGTCAAATACCACGTGGAATGATTAGAGAAGTGAAAGAATTAAATGGTTGACAAAACTAAATTTCTAGATGGTAGTGGTAAGCGTGTAGTCCTTGGCTTGTTCAAGGAATTTGCTCGTCCAGACGTTAAATTTAAACCTGTGTATGAGCTTAGTTTCTGGAAAGAAATGTTTCTAGAATGCCGTGACCCATCGGAATACCGTCCTGCTATGGAGCTATTAGGTGACTGGGAACATTGGCAAGAAGTTCGTAATCATCCTATTATCAAACCACATGTTGATAAGTGGCAAGCAGAACTAGAAGTTAAGTTGCGTTCAGAAGCTATTGCACAGATGAAACAACATGCTAAGCTTCCCGGTGGTACAGCTGCAGCAAAGTGGCTTGCAGACAAAGGTTATGCCTCTGCAGAGCCTAAGAAGCCAGTAGGAAGACCTACAAAAGTGGTGGAAGAGGCTCCTGTACCAACAGGACGTATTGCGGGTGATATGGCTCGTTTAGGTATTATAATGGGAGGTAAGCGATAATGCCGTACATGACAAATGGTAAGCGTGATTATAAGAAACAACAAGCTTATGATGGTAAGCCTTCTGTAGTTAAAGACCGAGCTAAACGTAACAAAGCTCGTCGAGAACTAATGGCTGAAGGTAGAGTTTCTAAAGGTGATGGTAAAGATGTAGACCATAAGAAACCATTGAGCAAAGGTGGTGGTACATCACGTAGCAACCTACGTGTTACTAGTAAGAGTACCAATCGTAGCTTTGCACGTAAGAAGAATGGAGCCATGAAATGAAAGACGCACGTTTAAAGAATGCAGGTGTTTCTGGCTACAACAAACCTAAACGTACTCCTAGTCATCCAACTAAGAGCCACGTTGTAGTAGCTAAAGAAGGTGAGAAGGTTAAGACAATTCGTTTTGGACAACAAGGCGTTACAGGTGATAAACAACCTACAGCTCGTCAGAAAAGCTTTAAAGCTCGACACGCTAGTAACATTGCTAAAGGTAAAATGAGCGCCGCTTACTGGGCTGACAAAGTTAAATGGTAAATGAAAAAGAACTTGTAAAACAGGCAGCAGAAGCTGACCTATTAACCTTCATTAAACTCATTGCACCACATCGTATGCTTGGTGTGGTACATGAGGAACTATGCCACTGGTGGCAGCGTGAAGACCATAAAGACAACCAGCTTGTCTTGTTGCCACGTGACCATCAGAAGAGTGCTATGATTGCTTATCGAGTAGCATGGTGGATTACTAAGCACCCAGAGACAACAATCTTATACGTATCAGCTACAGCTAACTTAGCTGAAAAGCAACTAAAAGCCGTTAAAGATATCTTATTGTCTGACATTTACCGTTTCTATTGGCCTGAAATGGTTAATGAGAACGAGGGTAAGCGTGAACGTTGGAGCGTAGATGAAATTTCAGTTGACCATCCAAAACGTAAAGCAGAAGGTGTTCGTGATGCTACCGTCAAAGCTGCAGGTATCACTGCTAACGTTACAGGACTACACTGTAATGTCGCTGTGCTTGATGACGTAGTTGTTCCTGATAATGCATACACTCAACTGGGTCGTGACCAAGTAAGAGCGTTCTATTCACAACTATCATCCATTGAATCTACAGGTGCTAAGGAATGGGCTGTAGGTACTCGTTATCACCCCGGTGACTTGTACAAAGATATGATGGAGATGACTGAAATCTACTTTGATGACGAGACAGACGAAGAGATTGAGAACGAGGTTTATGAAATCTTTGAGAAAGTTGTAGAGACTAATGGTGAGTTCCTTTGGCCTAAACAACGCCGTACAGATGGTAAGACATTCGGATTTGATGCTAAAGAACTAGCTCGTAAGAAGGCTAAATACCTTGATGTAACCCAGTTTTATGCTCAATACTATAACAACCCCAATGCTGTAGAAACACAGCTTATTGACCGTAGTAGGTTTAACTATTATGAACGGGACAAGATTGAGAATTTTAGTGGTGCTTGGTACTTTGGTGATAAACTTCTCCACGTGTTCGCAGCAATGGATTTCGCCTACACCATCGGACACAAGTCTGACTTTACGGTTATTACAGTGGTAGGTATCGACGAAGATAACAACTATTACGTGCTAGATATCGACAGATTCAAGACGAATAAGATTTCTGTTATGTATGAGAAGGCTGAACAAGTCTATCGTAAATGGCGGTTTAAGAAGATGCGTTGTGAAGTTGTGGCTGCTCAGCGACTTATTGTTGGTCAGTTTAAAGACTATATGCGTAACCAGTCTATTGTCTTTACCATTGATGAATACAACCCACCTAAGACAATGAGTAAGGCAGAGCGTATTGCTGCTATCCTAGAACCTAGGTATACTAACAATCAAATCTGGCATTACAAGGGCGGTAACTGTCAAGTCTTGGAAGAAGAATTGATGATGAACAACCCAGAACACGATGACGTTAAAGATGCCTTAGCATCCTGCGTTGAGATTTGTAAAGCACCTATGAGCAACCGCACATGGGGTAAACGTACAAACGTGGTAGCTTTTAATTCTAAGTTTGGAGGCGTGGCTTACTAGCCCGTAAAATATGAACGAAAACATTCAAGTGTGTTACGACGACGATAAGTTGGCTAATAAAATTGCAGACATGTGGACACGTTGGGACAGCTCACGTAGCATGTGGAAAAGTGATGTACAAGAGCTACGTCAGTATTTGTTTGCCACAGACACACGTAAGACTAGTAACTCAGCCTTGCCTTGGAAGAACTCAACAGTTACTCCTAAGCTGACACAGATTCGTGATAACTTACATGCCAACTACATGGCTGCTTTGTTTCCGTCAGAAACATGGTTTTTCTGGGAATCAACAGACAAAGACCCTGAGCTAGCTAAAAAGCGTTATGCCATTACAAACTACATGAAACAGAAGTTAAAAGCCTCTAACTTTCAGCTTCTTGTTTCTCAGTTAGTATATGACTACATTGACTACGGTAATGTTGTTGCCACATACGACTACGTGCGTGATGTTATTTCTGATAGCAATGGTAATGTGGTTAGCCGATATGTTGGCCCTAAAGCCTACCGTATCAATCCTAGCGACTTAGTATTCAATCCGTTAGCTGAAGACTTTAGTAAAACTCCTGTAGTTAGACGTATGTTAAAGTCTATTGGTGACTTGATGACTGACGTTGAAACAAAACCCTCATTAAACTATAGCAAGTCTGTGCTTGATAAAGCATTGTCTTTCCGTCAAAACTATCGTGATGACCCTGAGTTTAAAAAAGAAGTTAACATCGCTATTGATGGTTTTGGTAGTGCTGATGAATACCTAGATAGCGACATGGTTGAGCTGTTAGAGTTCTGGGGTGATATCTATGACCCAGACACGAAGACGCTTTTACGCAACCAGTTGGTTACAATTATCGACAGAAAGTGGATTTTACGTAAACAACCAAACCCATTGTGGACAGGTCACAAGCCTATGTACCATTGTGGTTGGCGCTTACGCTCAGATAACCTCTGGGCACAAGGCCCATTAGACCAGTTGGTTGGTATGCAATATCGTATTGACCACTTGGAAAACTTGAAGGCTGACGTATTTGACTTGATTGCCTATCCAATTATGAAGGTTAAGGGCACTACAGTTGAAGAGTTTGAATACGAACCCGGAGCTACTGTATTCGTAGGCGATGAAGGTGATGTGGAGTTCTTACGACCTGATGCAACAGCCCTACAAGCAGACATGCAGATTAATGAGCTTATGGGACGCATGGAAGAGCTTGCAGGAGCGCCTAAACAGGCTATGGGTATCCGTACCCCCGGCGAGAAGACAAAGTACGAAGTACAGAGCCTTGAGAACGCTGCAGGACGTATCTTCCAAAGTAAGGTGAGCTGGTTTGAACGTAACATCTTAGAGCCGTTGTTAAATGGTATGTTAGCCGAATCAATCCGTAACTTTGAAGGTGTTGAACGTATTCGTGCTGTTGACGAAGACTTTGGTAATGAAATTTATGTTGAAGTTACTAAAGCTGACTTAATGGCTGAAGGCAAACTCTATCCAATTGGTGCTCGTCACTTCGGTGAGCAAGCACGATTTATCCAAGAGTTGTCACAAACAATGTCTGCTATTGCTGCTATGCCTACTGTGGCTGCACATATTTCAGGTAAGGCTATTGCCAAAGCATTGGAAGAAAACCTAGGCTGGCAAAACTATAAGATTGTAAAAGACAATGCTGCAATCTTTGAACAAGCTGATACACAACGCTTGGTAAACCAAGTGTCTGAAGATGTACAGACAGAAGCTGCTGTTAGCCCCGAAGGTGCTATGCCTCCTGAGAGGGTTGACAATATGCAATAAATAGTGTATTATGTTATTTATATATAGTATATTATATAATATATAGTATACTATTATATATATTAATATATATATATAAGGTATTATATGAATAAGTTATTATTAAATAATAAACCTAAAGATAGCACAAACGAAGAGTTTGTGAAAGCATGGAACAACAGCACGTATGTGATGGAAGCTCTATGTAAAACTCTTCAGTCTATCAAGGATGATATTGGCAGTATCAAGAAGGATGATTTTGACTGTCCCAACCATTATGCTAAACTAGCGTACAACATGGGACAGATTAAAATGATTGATTTAGTTATCTCAATGCTTCCTGAAGGGGCAAAAGGGTAACATTTTTAACCTAGGTGTCTCTAAGGCACTCAACTTTTAGGAGAATGCATTGACCGATGCAACAATTTTCGGCGGTACGGGCGACAATCCTGCAGCCAACCAACCAGCAGCGACAACTGATGGACAGCTTTTCACCGCACTAGTGGGAGAAACGCAAAAATATAAAACACCAGAAGACTTGGCTAAAGCTTATACGAATGCTGACCAGTTTATCGAAACCTTGAAAGAGGAAAATCGTAAACTACGTGAGCAAGCGACAGCAGCTAAAACCATTGACGAGGTGTTAGAACGTATGTCGAAGCAAAGCGTAGCACCAGAGAACGACAATCCTTCTGTTCAGGCTTTTAAACCTGAAGATGTGCAACAGCTTGTAGAGAAGACGTTAGAGAGTCGAGATGCAGCTAGCCGTAAAAAGGCTAACCTAGACTTAGCTGACAAACTGATGAAAGAGAAGTTTGGCGGTAAAGCAGGTGAGATATTCCAACAACGTGCAAATAGCCCAGAGAAGGTTAAAGCATTAATGGATTTAGCAGCGATTGACCCAACTGAATTTGTTACATTGTTTACAGGCTCTACGCAAGTATATGCCAATTCAATGGATACAGGCTCAGTGAATACAACTTCAGTACCTTCTTCTGGAGGTGACCGTAGTGTTATTGAGGGAACTAAAGAGTGGGCCGCTAAGGTTCGCAAAGAGAACCCTTCACAATACTGGTCACAAGAATTCCAGTATAAGTTACAACAAACTGTTTCTAAAAACCCGACCTTATATTTTGGTCAATAAAAAGGATAAATCATGGCTGGTATTGATTCCGCAAAAGTAAATGAACATTTAGTACGTACAGAACTCTGGTCTGCAGAACTAAAAGACATTCTCCAAGAACAACTAATGGGCACAAAGTATGTCCGTATGTTGTCTGGTTTCCCTGATGGTAACCAATTCACAATCCCCTCTATCGGTGAACTCTCAATGCGTGAAACGTCTGAGAACACCCCTGTAGTGTATGACGCTATGGACACTGGTGAATTCACATTCTCCATTGACCGTTATGTGGAATCTGCTACATTCATCACTGACAAAGCTAAACAAGACAGCTTCTACGCTCAGCAACTCATTGGCATGTTCCCTGCTAAGATGCGCCGCGCTTTGGACGAGAACTTGGAAGGCTCAGTGTTCTCATTGGCTAACACCCAAACATTGAACGATACCAACACCATTAACGGTGCTGACCATCGTTTCGTTGCTTCTGGTAACACCAACACCAACTTGTCTCTAGACGACTTCGCTAAGGCTAAGTTTGCTTTGGACAAAGCTCAAGCAGGTGGTACTCGTGTTGCTATCATCGACCCATCACAAGAGTATGTGTTCAACAAGCTCGTTGGCGCACAAGCTTTCACTAACAACCCACAATTCGGTGGTATTGTTAACGGTGGTTTTGTGAGCGATGTAACTGGTATGCGCTTCATCAAGAACATCTTCGGTTTCGACGTTTATGTTTCTAACTTCTTAGCTGCTCCTACTGACACAACTATTGATAGCGTGTCTGTTCCTAGCTCTCCTGTTACTAACATTTTTATGTCTGTTGGTGGCGATTTAACACCTTTCGTTGGTGCTTACCGTCAAATGCCTCGTGTTGAATACGAGCGTAACAAAGACCTACGCCGTGACGAATACGTAATGAATGCACGTTTTGGTTTGAAACTCTATCGCCCTGAGTGCTTAGTGAGCGTTGTTTCTACCTCTGCAATCTAATTGATATAAGGAAAATAAAATGACTCGTGCTTCTACATGGACTAACGCTGACGGCTTAGTTGTGGGCTTCGGCCCTAATACCCCACAAACTACTGGTGCTGATACCAAGAACTATGGTGGTATTGGTGGTGCTAAAACTGCTCTAGCTAAGTTTGATTGGAAAAACCTAAACGCTGCTGCAACTATCAACGTGCCTGTACCTGCTGGTGCTCGTATTCTTGATGTTCGCTTAGTGGTTGATGTTGGTTTCACTTCTACTGGCACTAACACCATTACTGTTGGTGATGGCTCTGATGCTGATGGTTTCATCACTGCATCTGCTGCTACTTCAGCAACTATGGCTACCGCTGGTGCTGTTATCACTGTTGACGGTGCATACACTATCGCTGATACCGATACTACTGCTCCTCAAATTAAGGCATACTCTGCTGCTGACACAATCGACTTGGCTTCTGGTCAAACCGACTGGTCTGCTGGTGCAGCTACCTTGGTTGTAACTTACCTTTAATTAGGTAAGGAATGGAGGAGATTCCCTGCTTAGCGGGGACTCCTCCTTTTTTTTGTTTATGGAGACACAATGGCAACGGTACAACACTCAGCATTAACTGACCCTAACATTCACGAGCCTAAAGGTATTACTACAGCACAAGATGGTCAAGTATATGTTGCTGATGGTAGTAACAGTGGCGATTGGATGTTTCCTGCTGGTCATGCATTCGGCGAACTTTATATTGCCGCAGGTGCTACATCTCAAACCCTAGCTTCTGCTAGCGGCACTTCTAAACTCAACCCTACAGGTGAGTGGACAACCAATGGTAATGCAAACATTACATTAGACGCTACCAATGGTGAAATTACTATTTTACAAGCTGGTGAATATAGTTTAAATTTCTGGATTACATTCACTACAGCTTCTGCTACTGCAGGTGCTAAATACAACTTCCATTATGCTGTAAACGATACAGCTGCTACACGTAAACTAGTTGTAGCTAAAGTGAGTAATGGTGCTGATACACTTACATGTAGTGCTTCAGGTCTTGCTACGTTTGCTGAGAATGATGTTGTATCAATCTTTGTTGGTGGTGATGCCACTACTTCTAGTACGGCTATTACACCACTAGAAGCTGGTTTAAGCTGTGTGCTAATTCAACCAGCATAAGGAGATAGCATGGCAACAATGACCCTCCTACAAATGACCCAGAGCATTCTTAGTGCTTTGGATAGCGACCCAGTAGATTCAATTGATGAAACAGTTGAAGCTATTCAGGTTGCAGATTTAGTTAAAGAAGCATACTTTGACTTAATGAGCCAGCGTGACTGGCCTTTCCTATTTCAGCTAGGCAATTTAACAGGCTTAGGTGATACTAGTAACCCAACTAAAATGCTTATCCCTAGCAACTACAATAAGGTTAAGTGGGTTAAGTATAATAAGAAAGAAATTGAATATATTCCCCCAGAAGAATTCAAACATCTTATTGACAACCGAGCTGTTGAAGCTGGTAAAGTTGACGCTAACGGGTATGTATTAAACGCTGACCCACTATATTGGACTAGTTATGACGATATATATATTACCTTTGATGGTTATATTAGCACTACAGAATCAACTCTCCAAGGCTCTAAAACAGCTGTATACGGGACAGTAGCTCCTACGTGGACACACACTGACAGTTTTACTCCTAGCATCCCAGAGAAGTTCTTTCCAACACTTCTAGCTGAAGCAAAGAGTCAGGCTTTCGTTAACTTGAAGCAGCAAAGCAATGCTCGTGAGGAACGTAAAGCACAAAGGGGCCGAGTCATTATGCGTAATGAAGCATGGCGTAATGAAAACGGTGAAGTTAAATTTAACAGTAAGGTTAATTATGGACGCAAGTAAAGAATCTAACTACGACAAAGTTATGGCTAAAGCCATTGAAAAGAAACAAGCAGCTAAAGAACGCAAAGAAGAACGTGAAGCTGCTGGTGTTGTCAACGAACTAGTTATTGAACCAACTCCTAACGGTTTGTTTACAGTGCGGTGGGCACTAGCAGGTAACATTCCTGCAGAACTTAAAGGTTGGTTTACACGTAAAGAACGTATCCTAGCAATCGCTAAACGACTAGGTAAACCAGTAGCAGAACACAAGTAAGGATAGACATGGCAGCTAAAGGCGTAGTAAAAGATAGTTTCACATTCGTTGGCGGTTTAAACACCGAAGGCGGGTTCTTTATTACGCCTGACAACAGTTGGAAAGAAGGCGTTAACGTTGTTCCTTCCACTGATGGCACTGTAGTGCGCCGTAACGGTATTGACTACGAAGAACTATATGCCCTATACGATAGCTCCATTACAGCCTCTGAGAAGGCTCTATGGGCCTTTGGTACAGGTGTTTGGAGCACAGTAGGTGGTGTGGGTAATAGAGACTTCTTTGTTGTTCAAACTGGCCCTACATTACATTTTTACGAAGCATCTTCTGGTAGCATTAGCTCCACTAAAAAAGACTTCACAATTAATCTCTCTAGCTACACTGCGTCTGGTAATACTGAAACTGCCGGAACAGCTGTGGCTAGTTACGCTTCTACATATGGTAAGCTCATTGTTACAACACAAGACACTGACCCTATCATTGTAGAATATGATGCTACTGCTGACACTATCTCTGTAACTGAAATTAGTGTACAGATTCGTGATTTTGAAGGTTTTGCTAGTCCATACTCTGTAGATTCAGAAAAGACAGAAGCTGAATGGGGTAGCTTTTACAACAAGGCGTTGTACAACCTATACAATCAAGGTTGGACAGATACGCTTATCGGTACATACAAAACAGCTAACAGTAACAAGCTTCCTTCTAATGCAAAGACATGGACTAGTGGTAAAAACACTAGCGATGTGTTTGATGCTGCCCTATTAAACAAGCAAGACTTTGGTAGCTCTCCTGCTCCTAAAGGCCGCTACATCTTAGACGCTTTTTATCAAAACCGTAGCTCTATCATTACATCTACTGCATACCGCCCTAAGGTGTGTGCATTCTTTGCTGGTCGTGTGTGGTATGCAGGTGTTAAAAGTGCTAACCAACTTGGTAACATTTACTTTAGCCAAGTGTTGACAGAAACTAGTAAAGCTGGTAACTGCTACCAAGTTAATGACCCTACGTCTGAAGTGTTTAGTGACTTACAAGACAACGATGGTGGTATTATTCAGATTCCTGAAGCTGGTGAAATTACAGGCATTCAACCCCTAGGTAGGGGCATTGTTATTTTAGCAACTAACGGTGCTTGGTTCATTGCTGGTACTAGTAACAGTGGATTCACTGCTGCAGATTATTCAGTTGAGCGCATTACTAACGTAGGCTGTACAGCTACTAAATCAATTGTACAAGTTGAAGATTCTATTTTGTATTGGAGTAACAATGGTATTTATACATTATCTCCAGACCAAGGTGGTGGCTTTGTTGCACAAAATGCTAGCGACAAAAACATTAAGAACTTCTATCAAGACATTCCTACAATTAATAAACTATATGCTGAAGGTAGCTATAACGTTACTAACAAAATTGTCTATTGGTTGTATTCAGATACAGAAACAACTACTACTGAAGAAGGCCGCTATAACAAGAACACAGTATTGGCACTAGACTTACGTTTAGCTGCTTGGTACTGGTTTAGCTTTGACGATACATTAGGTGTTATTCCTGTTAGTGTAGAAGTTACAAAAGAAACGTCTACGACAGAAATTGACTATGAGATTTTAGCTGGTACTAGCCAAGTGTTGAACAGCACTGACGAAGTAATTGCTACACTCCCTGTAGTTAACGGCACATTCCAACAGTTTAAGTTCTTAGTATTGCACCCCGTTACTAGTAACGACTATTCAATTACGTTTGCTGACCTGCTCAATAGCCGTGATAGTAGTACAAAGTTTGCTGATTGGTATACGTTTGATGAAGCTGGTGTAGAACAGCAAGCGTATGTGTTAACAGGCTATAATATGGGTGAAAACGGCCCTGCACGTGTTAAGACAGGCCAATATCTTACAACGTTTATGAAGCGTACAGAGACAGAGTTTGATGACAATGGTGAGCCGTTAAATGAATCTGGTTGTTTAATGCAAAGTCGTTGGGACTTTACTGACAATGCTTACGCTGGTAAATGGCAAGATGATGTACAGATTTATAAACAACGTCGATTGTTCTTAGCTGATGCTGGTGACCCGTTTGATGATGGCTACCCATTAGTTGTGTGCCGTAGCAAGATTCGTGGTAGAGGTAAGGCTGTACAATTTAGGTTTACAAGTGAAGAAGGTAAAGACATGCAGCTTGTAGGATGGACAGGAACTTTTGTGGGAGCTACTAATGTCTAATTTATCTTTATTAGATGGAGACTTTCCATTAACTGCAGAGTTTCTTACACCTGTATTGATGGATATGCCACAAGCATCTTGTCCTGTTTACCATAGGTTTGGCCCCGGAATTTACATTCGTGAATTACACATGGCTGCAGGTACAGTTGCTGTAGGCCACATTCAAAAACAAGACCATGTAAACATTTTACTTAAAGGTAAAGTGATGATGATTAATGAGGACGAGTCTACGCATATTGTAGAAGCTCCTTTGTTCTTCATTGGTAAAGCTGGTAGCCGTAAAATTGGTATGGTGTTAGAAGACATGGTGTGGCAAAACATTTATGCTACAGAAGAAACTAACATTGATAAACTTGAGGAACTATTTTTAGACAAGTCTCAGTTAGCTCCACATGTTAACTTATTAGTTTCTAAAGAAGAAGAACAACTACAAACTATTCGTAATGATTATAGTAAGTTGTTATTTGAAATTGGTATGTCAGAAGAACAAGTACAAGCGCAGGTTAACATAGACGATTTAGTAGACTTTGATACTCCTAATCAACTACGAGTAACCTACTCTACAATTGACGGTGTTGGTTTGTTTACGACAATCCCAGTAGAAGCTAACACCTACATTTGTAAAGCAAGAATTGAAGGAAGACGTACTCCTGCAGGTCGATACACAAACCATAGCCCTACACCAAACTGTAAAATGGTGTTACTAGAAAATGGTGATATGGCGCTAGTATCTATTACTAGTATTGATGGTTGTTTAGGAGGTGGTGTAGGAACAGAACTAACTGTGAACTACCGTGATGTTCTTAAACTAAACCCACAACTTATTCAGGAGAAATAATATGACAGGAGTAGTGACCGCTGTAGTAGCAACGACAGTCTATGCGTATGGTACATACAAACAAATTGAAGCACAAAAAGATGCTAAAGCTGCAACTGAACGTCAATTTAAAGAAGAACAAAAACGAGCTGACATTCAAAACGTTCGCTCTGTTCGTGAGCAAATTCGTGCTACTCGTCTAGCACAAAGTTCTATGGTTAACCAAGCTGCTTTAAGTGGTGGTACAGGTAGTAGTGCTGTTGCAGGTGGTGTTGCTAGCGCAGGTAGTCAAATGGCTGGTAACTTAAACTACATGCAACAAATTGCAGAACAAAATACTAAGATTGGTACTGCTGCTCAACAAGCTGCAAGTGCTCAAGCTGATGCTGCAATTTGGGGTACTATTGGTAGTGCTGCTGCTACCGTAGGTAGTGCTGGCATTAAGAAGGCTGGATACTAAG